TCGCAGTCGTCTCCGACATATCTGCATCAGCAAACCCGCCAGGATCAATGCCCAACGACTGCAGGCGCTGACCAGCCAGGTTTTTATCGACACCAACTGCGGCCAAAGCGTTGTCAAGCTGCGTCTTCTGGCGCGCAGTTTCAGCAGTCAAACGGTTTTGTCGTTCGACCCGAGCAGCCTGTTCCTGTTCTGAGCGACGTTTGTCAGTCTCTGCCAGAAAGTCTTTACGACCCTGAGCTTGGTCCTCAGCAAACTGCTGCTGCCCAGCGATGCCTTGCTCGCGCATGTCCGCAAGCTGCGCCACTAGATCACGCTGCTCACCGAAACCTTCTAGCTGGCTTCCCAGCGTGCGTTCCAGCAGCCCTCGTTCCATGTCGTAGATCGACGGGCCACGAGGCGCCGCAGGCCCCCCAGGAGGATCTTCGCTGCCGTCGTCGGCAGGGCCGTCACCAGTAGGGAACAACGCATTCAGAGCCTCAAGGTTAGGCTGTTGTGGCAACCCGCCAGGGTACACAGATCGCGCCAGCCCCAAACCAGCCCGCTGAGCCTCAGGACTACCAGTATACGACGGGTCACGCAGCTTATCCCGATTAAGGACCGCACGCCCGCCAGGGTTACGCCCAGGCTGACGAGCAGGGGCCTCACGAACGCCAACGATCCCTTCATATGGCGTGTAGTCAATGGTTTGTTCCCAGGTCTTCTGGTCCCAACCGAAGTCTTCCCAGGGCTTTTCTTCCATTAGCTTGGCATGGTTTTCTTCTGCAGTTCCCATCATGCACCTCGCATCTGATTGCCGTACAAACCAGCCACCAAAGTCTGGTAATCCTGCGAAGCCAAGTTCTGCCGCAACTCAGCCAGATTCCCCAAATCCAACTGATCCTGCAAATACGACCCCATCATCGCCTGCCCATAGTCCTCACGCAGACGGTTCTGCGCCCGCAACACATTCGCAGCCATCTCACGACCGCCACGCACATACGCACCGCTATCCAACATGCCACGACGGTTAAACGCCCCAGGAAGCTGCCGAAACGACTGATCAGCCTGACGGCCAATGTCGCTACGAGAACGCGTGTAATCACGCAACGCCTGATCACGCCCAAACTGGCGCTGAATCAGGTTCTTCTGAACACCAGTGCTTGCCTGGTTGTACTGGGTCGCAGACGGGGCCATCTTGCCCATCTGCGACGACAGAATGTCTTGATAATCAGGTGCATATGCCATGTAAAGCTCCTACTTCATGGCAGGAATGTCCCACTACTCGGACGGTTCCTCAGGTTGTGCGGCAGACAACTCAAGCTGCTGCTGCAATTTCTGGTTCTGGATAGCCAAAACGCAGATCTCAAATTCCTTCGGGAACCGAGACTGCATGAGGGCAATTACTTCTTCGTGTGATACGTTCATGATGCCGACTCTAGCGCAGCAATGCGAGCCTCAAGCGCCGTCAACTTGTCCTCATGAACTTGGAAGCCACGGTGCAGCAACGGAACAAACACCGAGGACTTCACCGACAGAATGCCCCGCTCAGCATCCAGCTTCACGAACCCAGGCTTAACAGTCTGGACCTGCTGGGCATCCCAACCCGTCATCGTTGTTGCTTCGTCCCTATCCACGATGATCGGGTCGCCGTTGTCGTCAATGCCAGTCGAGGTCTTGGACAGGTCGTACTTGATGACGTTGATCGCCATGAGGTCATCGGTGGGGTCTTTGTACGCAACGATGTTCGTCTTCAGACGGTTGTCGGAGATGCTGCCGTACACGCCTGTGTCGGAGGCGGTATCACCGTCGCCGTACACAAGCCATTGCAGGTCGGCAGTTGAACCGTTGTCAGAGTAGAGAGCGAGGATGCCGTCTGAAGCGCTGCTAGAAGTGCGGTACATTTCGTGCGCTCCGCTGGCCTTTACCGAGAACGCACGGGTGCTGTTGCCGCTCAAACCTGTTGCACTATTTGCAATCCACATTCGGACTGCGCCGCCCGTAGTAAAACCAAGGCGATCAGAGCTAACAAGGTACATGCCCGTGTTGGTATCGCCACCAAACGAAAATACTGGCGCACCCGCACTACCGTTACTTCCCCTGAAGTAATCAGAATGCGTTTGCGACCATCGAACTGACGACGTTCCCAAGTCATACGTTGAGTCGGCATACGGAATGAAGTCGCCGCCGCTCGTAAAGTACGCACGGTACGCACCGTTAACGTAGAAGAAAATCTGGTTGCTGGACTCTTGGAACAAGATGCGTTCGTTTGAGTCGTTGCCAACAAAGAAGTTCGTGTTTGACGTGCCAGTCAGGTCGCCGTCCAGCGTCAAGTTGCCCGTAAACCTGCCCGTGCCGCTTACGTCCAGCGTGTAAGACGGCGACGCAGTGCCGATACCAACATTGCCCTCAAAGTGATTGTTTCCGAACCCGCTCCCCGTCCAATAGCCGTACCTCATCACGTTCGTAGACGCATCCGCAGCAAGGAATCCATACTCTGAAAGCGTGCCGTCTGTAGACGAAATCCTAAGCTGATCGACTGTATTGCCCCTTCCAAACAGATGCAGAGGTGCCCCAGGCGTCGTGGTGCCGATACCGACATTGCCGCCCTCAGGATTCAACGCAAGAGCAAGATCGGTGCCAGCGTCGTTCTCCGACTGAATCTTCGCGTACTGACCAACGCCGCTTTCGTAATACGAACCGATACGCACACGCTGGTCGATGTTTTCGACAAGAATCTGTGTGAGGTCGCCGTTCTGATCTTTCAGGATGTGCAGTTCTTCAGCAGGCGACGTGGTGCCGATACCGACACGGTTAGTCGACGCATCTACGAACAACGTGCCGCTATCAAAGTTTGCGTCGCCCGAAGCAGTCAACGTCGTCGCTGCGACGCTGCCGCCCGACAAGTTTGTCGCCGTCGTAGCCGTAGCAGCGTTCCCGCTGATGTTGTTCGACAACGTGCCGCTGTCAAGATTAAGCGTCACGCTGGTAGCGGAACCTCCACCAGTTAGGCTCGTGCCAGCTACAATCGTTTGGATTACACCGTCAGCGCCGTCAGCGCCATCAGCGCCGTCGGCGCCTGCTGGCCCCTGCGGGCCAGTAGCGCCTGTAGCACCTGTAGCACCTGTGTCGCCCTGCGGCCCCTGCGGACCTGTGGCACCAGTCGGGCCTTGAGGTCCAGTAGGACCAGTCGGACCAGTCGGCCCAGTAGGGCCTGTCGGGCCGTCCCTCAGAACAAAGTCGAACACGGCGGCACTAGAGGTGCCGCTGTTCGTAACCGATGCCGTGCCAGCATTCGTAACAGACGTAGTAGTGCCGACAGCAATCGTTGCTGCCGCACCATCTGCTCCGTCTGCGCCTGCAGGCCCCGTAGCACCCGTAGCTCCTTGGGGGCCTGTCGCGCCTTGTGGACCAGTCGGTCCCGTGTCGCCAGTATCACCTTTAGGCCCCTGCGGGCCAGTTGGGCCAGTCGGGCCAGTTGCACCAGTAGGGCCAGTGGGGCCGTCGCGCAGAACAAAATCAAAGACCGCAGCCCCAGAAGTACCGCTGTTAGTAACGCTCGCAGTTCCAGAGTTATCAACAGAAGTCGTCGTACCAACAGCAATGGTCGCAGCAGCGCCCGTAGCACCAGTAGCCCCAGTATCGCCCTGAGGACCAGTCGCCCCCTGAGGACCAGTCGCACCCGTCGCACCTTGCGCCCCCGTATTGCCTTGTGACGCCAACGTCTGCCAATAAGTGTTATCCCCAGGAGTGTTGCCCGTCGTGCTTGCACGGGCAACATACGACGACCCGTTGTAAGTAACGACATCACCCACCGCATAGGCGGTAGCCGCCGAGTATGTGCCTTGATATGTCAGCCCATCAGCAATGTCCAACTGAACAACTGGCTCAAGATTCTTATTGATCTGAAAGTTTGGTGTGCTCATTGTTCAGCGTGCCATTCCAAATGGTCGTCTTGACGACGACGAACTTCCTTAACGTCGTCACGAACCTCACCAACTCGTTCCGCAATGTCGTCTAGCCGACGCATGTTCGCAGCATGCTGGTCCGTGTTCTCACGGCGAAACTTCGAAGCGAACACAGCAAACAACCCTGTCACCAGAGCCGCTCCTGTTCCTCCGAAGATCGCTGCCCACTCAGCCATGTCATGCTGCCTCTACAGCTTCCAAACGAGCAGTCAGTTCCTGCACCGCCTTAACCAACACTGGAATGAGCTGCGTGTACTGCAAACCCATCAAGTCTTCAGAGCTGTCCACCAAAGTGCAAGCATCCGCATCAAACCCAGCAGCAGTCAACGCAGAAGAAACCTCTTGAGCGCCCAACCAGAAATTGACATTCTCTTCGCCACCAGTCCAATGCCCCTTGAACGGAGACAAACGGCCAACGAAATCCAAACCAGGCACCTCGCCCGTCTTAGTCTTCAACGTCAAGTCAGAAGATTCAGTCAACGTGCCAAGCTGCAGATCACCCCAGCCGCTGTCAGCAGCGTTACGCAGCACAAGCTTGTTCGCTGCTGCGGTCGACAGCCGCATCACTGTTGCGTACCCCAAGTTTGCAGAACGCCACGAAAGACTCGGGTAATCGCCTGCATCCGAAATAACAAGCGTTGCGTTGCCATAGCCGACAGTCACAGAACCAGTACCGTGGTTGCCGTCAACGTACAACGACCAGCTATTCACGGCAGAAGCATCGTTGTCGATTGAAAACTGGCCGACCAGCGTGTCGCTTTGGTCGGACCGCAGAAACTGCGTCGAATCCAGATTGTCCAACTTGTCCGAATCCGCAGCCTTCGCCGCAATACCCAAGAACCGAGCGTCAGACTCAGTCTCGGTGTAATACCGAGTGTCATGCGTGTGGCTATCGTTTGCCACCGTCGCATTCAACGTCACGGTTCCTTCGTCACCATTGAAAGTGACAGAACCCGACAAGTCCGTACCCAGACTGACCGTCAGGTCACTCGCCCAAGTAGTAGCCGTCGAAGCGTTGCCTGTGCATGACCCCGAACTGCCAGTCACGTTGCCATTTACGTTGCCAGTCAAAGCACCAACAAACGTTGCCGCTGTCGCAGTCCCCGTGGTCGAAAACGCACCCGCAGTAACAGTCCCAGTCGCCGTCACCGTCGCCAACGAAGCAGTACCCGTAGACGTAAAGTTGCTATGAGACTCAGTACCGTCCAACACGTCGTTGATCAAATTCTCAACGTTCGTGAAGTTTGAGTTCATCTCGCTGGCGATGATCGCACCACCAGCGCTAAACGTGTTTCTAGCCAAAGACGCCATCAGCGCATCCTCCGTGATTTGTACGGGAACGCAAGCCCGTTAACTTCCCAAGTAGCGTTCTGCAACGTTGGACCAACGATCTTGACGCAGATCGAAGACGCAGTGCCGCCAGTACCCAACTTCTTGACATCAACAGGCGCTGCGGAACCAAACGTTGCCCAAGTACCGTTACCCGTAGTCCCAGCAGCGTCCTGCCAAGTCGTCGTACCCGACGCATCAGCAGCCCAAGTAGACGTAGAACCACCACGCCCATCCACCCTCGTCGTGTACTGCTTACGCTCAGTAGAAGGGTCATAGTTGTGGAACACATCCACATCAAGATCGACAGTTTGCTCTGTCGCCAGAATCACACGAATCTGACCCCAACGCTTCCGAACAATCGGGTTCCTTGTCTGAATCCAAGCAGTTCTAAAGTACGACGCAATGTTCGTCGCCACATAATTTCCACCGCTGTAGGTGTACCTATCAGCAGGGAAACCAGAGTTATCAATCGACACCACACGGCCAGTGTTCGTCACGCAAGCGCCGTACAACACCGACTCGGCATTCGGCGGCTGATGCGTATGCAACACCAAAGCATCAACATCCCACAACACCCAAGCGTTAATCGTCGGGTCGTACACAAACACGCGCTGCTCAAGCGTATTCGTGTCAGGGTTGTTGTACTGAACGCTCACATACAACTTGTTGTTCGCCCAAGCCAACTGAGGCGTTGTGCCAAACGCAATGCGTCCATCGTCAATCGCAGGCTGCAACTTCTCAAACAACCACACCGTCGTGTCGCCGTTGTACAAGTACACGCCTTTGCGGTCATGCCAGAAGAACACCCCATACGGGGTGGACACTGGGCTAGACAACGGGATCGATCCGACAGTCTCAGAGATCGGCACCAACTGGAACGTGTCAGCATCAAAGCCAAACAGCGCATACATGGAGTTCGACTTGAAGATCACCAGACGGTCGTTATGGCCGACGATCCCAGTGATGTAGTCACCGCCCTCGCCTTTGCCGATGTCGATGTAATCCAGATCGTTCCACTGGGTCGGCAAGTTTGCGTTAGAGAACCTGATGCGGTTCTTCTCCGCAGTGCCCGACTCCACCGTGTTCCCAACCCACGCAAAGTTGTTCCAATGCTCAACGTACTGAGCAATCGGAAAATTGCCAGGGCTACCGTCCAGCGTCGTGCCCAGGTTCGTGAAACTCGTACCGTTGTAATAGAACGATGTGACATCGCCAGACACCGCATACGCAATGTTGTTGATCGTCACGCCGTAAGTACGAGAACCATCAGTGCGAGCCGTAATCGTGCCCGCACCCGTCGAATCGAAATCGACACCGTCATAAACACCGACAGTCGTGCCGTAATTCACCAACACTTCAGAAGTGCCATCGTCGTTGTGATACGACCAAATGCCGTTGACGTTGCTGCCCAACGCAGTCTGCGCCAACGTCTTCACCCCATCACGCAGCAGAATGCCGCCCCTGGGGTCAACGTTGACGTTCAACAAATCAGGAGACTCGTTCAGCTCCAGATCAAACGCATCAGTTCGGTAGTTCAGGCCACCTCGGAAATCATCCAAGGTCACAAGGCTGTAGCCATCTGCCATAACAGCCCCTAGAAGATCACACCGTTAGCGTTCTCGTACCGCTTGGGATACACGAAATCATTGACGTTGCGCTGCCGCCGATTCAACATCATCGGCTGCGGTGCAGGAGTGTCAGCAAACCGACGAGCCAGATTGTCCAGTTCAATCTGGAACTGACGGTCGTACTGTGCCGCCATCGTCGGGTCTTCCTGCTGCAGATACGCACGAGACGCAGCGTAAATCGCCAACAACGGATGGAACGGTGCAGGCAAATCAGGCTGCACATTCAGATCAGACGGCGACCCGTCCATCGTCGCAGGAAAGTCAGTCGGGTTCCGAACGCCACGCACATAAATCGTTTCAACAGCGTTCGGGGTCGGGTACAACCGAACCGTGTCATTCCACCACGACCAATGCGTCGGGCTACCGCTGTCCGACCTGTTCAACGGATAGTTGTAGTCAGCCAGATCCCGCCCGACGTACTGGCAGATCTGGTCGTCAGTCCGCAGAGAGAAGATCTCACGCATTCCTTGCGTGATCCCAGCCCCAACAGCCGACAGCGTGTAATCCGACTGGTCGACAACCGTAGAGAACGTGGTAGCGATCTCAAAGTGAGGCCAACGCTTCTCGCTGTAAACGATCGCGTCAAACCCCTGAGCAATAAACGTGTCCAACACCGAGTTCGGAATGTCTCCGTCGGCAATGTCTAGCATGCCTTGGACCTGACTTCGAATCTGTGCCAAGGTCATTGCGCTCATCGTTTACCCAGCTTCTCTATGAAACACACACAGCGATGAACCTTCCAAGGGGCGTCCCTTGCACGGATCACCGTTCTTCTTTACCGCCGAGCAAACACTCGGCGTCTTATCTTCACCAGTAAACACAGCGGCCATCGGTTGCACGTTGCGGCCTGCCATGAACTGAGGGACTTTGACATCAGCAGCGACGCCGTCGTTTGGTTGCCCAGCAGGGCGAACGTTAGTTCCGTAACCGATTGCGAGTTCTCGTCCCATAAATCCTCGTAGGTAGCGGGGGAGGAGCCGTGTGCTCCTCCCCCAACTATCACCTATCAGGCAGCGTCGCCAATGTCATCAAGAAGACCCTGACGCTTACGGTTGCTCGCAGTGAGCTGGCCGTAGCAAAGGATCTGCGAGAACACAGCGTCCTGATTGGTGGGCCGCACAAACGGGGTCGGCTTGAACCAAACATCCGAGTGGGCGACAAGCTGAATGTACTTCGTGTTCAGCATGTACATACGGCCCGAACCAGCGGTCGTGCCGTCTGGAATGTCATCATCGAACACGACGGGAGCGCCCTTGAACATAAGGTTCTGGAAGCCCGAGTTCGCCATGTCGGTGTCGGTGTAACGGACATTGTTGGTAAGCAACGCCTCGTACGCCTCGTAGCCAAGCTGGCTGGTGATGATGATCGTCGGCTGGTCGTTGCCCTCCGAGATGGTGTTGTACAGCGAACCCATAGCGTTCAGCGACAGGTTTGCTTCCGCATGGTCGTTGATGGTTGAACGCCACCAAGCGTTGTCGCCGTCCGACGAGTCGATACCGCCGAAGGTGTTGCTGTTGCCAACAACATCCTGAATGCCATTCCAGTCGGTGCCAGAAGCAGCACCGAACAGCATGCTGTTCATGTTCTGAATCACCGACTCCTGAGCCTGGAAGATCTTGCCTTCCAGCAGGTCAATGATCTGCTCTTCGCCGCTGTTCTTGGCTTCTTCGATACCGCTGATGGTCACAGTAACTGCGTACTGCTTCCAATCGAACTCGGCGGCGGTCATGCCGTCCGAGGCAGCGGTCGAAATGGTGCCAGTGCCAGCATACGAAGCCGCGGTGGCGTTCGTCTTGCCAAGCACAGGAACAACGATCTTAGCGCCGCCACCGATACGCCGAATGGTCTGACCGTTGGTCAGGGCGTAGAACAGCGGACGCGCCGAGAAGATGTTGTCGGTAAGCCGAGGAACGTAGTTCTTCAGCGTGGTTGTCAGAATCTCATCGAAACTGGTGTTGCCGTAAGCCATGATGGCTCCTTAGTGAATCAAGTGGTCATTTGCTTTTTCGCAAGAGCAAAGGCTTCACGAAGGGTAGAAACTTTGGCATCTGAAGTTTCGGGCAGGGTTCCCGCCTGGGTTGACCCGCCAGGAGCCACTACTGCCGCATCTCGCTTCTTCTCCGTGATGTCCTGATCTGCCCGCAGCTTGTCTGCGGTGGACTTCACGTTGTTGAACTGCCAATGCGTGTACGCCGCTTCAAGATTCGTAATCTTGTTCGTCACGGCGTGATGTAGCAGATCCTGCTTATCAAAATCTCCGTACCGTTCCTTCAGTCGATCAACTTCTTTGTCTACTTGCTGGATACGAGCAGCCCGCTCCTGCATTTCGATCTTGCGCTCAAGCTCAGCCAACTTCTTCTCAGAAGGGTCCATGTCATCCCAACCAGACTCTTCAGCCTGACCAGAACCCATGTTGATACCAAATGTCTGAGCCAAAGTGCTAAGAGTCCCCTCTGGATCATTCTCCAGAGCAGACACGATTGCTTCGGCTTGCTGCAAACGTTCCCGTTCGCTGGCTACCTCTTGCGTCTTGCGGGTGTAATCCGCTTGCCGCTGGTAACCCTTTTGAAGCTCATCCAGGGTGACCTGATGCTCCTCGCCGTCAATCTTGACGGTGTAGCTAGGTTCCTGACTTGCCTCTGCTGAAACTTCCGAGGTATCCACAGACGTGGGTTCAGTTGCTTCAATTTCTTCGGACACTGTGATCCTCCTAAGGAATCTTCGAAAAGGTGTTCCTAAGAATAATGTGAACTATGTCCCACTACAGGGACGGTAGCTCCATACCCATCTGCCCCTGAAGCTGCGCTAACAACTCAGGAGGCACCCCTCCAGTCGGAGCGAACGCTCCTCCTGGGGCCTGAGGGACTGGTGCGCCGCCCATTCCAGGCGGCATTGGTGCTCCCTGCGGGGGCACTGGACCGCCACCAGGCTCCTGGCCTGGTTGCGGCTGCGGTGCTTGTCCCATAAGGAACTTGTCGGGGTCTTTGACCCCAAAACCATCTTCCAGAACGTGCCGCGCCAACGCTGTAGGATCAATAACCGACCCCACCAGCGGTGCAACAGCGTTCAACAACGAAACAGCCTGCTGGCGACGAATCGTGTCGTTCATCGGCTGCGTAGAACCAGCCTGCACAACAAAGTCGTACTCGCCAACAATCTCTTCACGGCCATACGGAATAAACAGGTCTTCGCCGCCTGCATCAGCCACTCGGGCCATTGCCTCGCCCGTCATGAACTGCTGCAGAAGCTGCACAACCCTCTTCGCTACCTGAGCGATGCTGATCTCAACGATCGCCAGCTTGTCAGCCGCACGAGCGTTCGCAGCGTCAGCAATAATCGACGCTTCCGTAGCGGTGCGTCGAATCTCAGGCATAGCGCCACGGGCATACTCCGAAATGCCCGACACCGTGTTGATGTCGTTCGAAATGATGTTGGAGTAGTTGTAAATCTCTGCCGACAGCGGAACCTGCGGCAACGGCATCACAACCTGATCCAACGGCTTGTTCTCGTCAATGACAGGCACAAAGCGTCCGTCGTCCTCAGACTCCAACGCTTCACGGCCTGCAGGCCCAAACGACCGTTCGTGATACAGGTACTTGCGTGCGTACCGTTTACGGTCGTTCATCAACTGGCTACGAGTCTTATCCAGCTCAAGCTGCAACGGTTCGATCGCTTCTAGATCACCCATCGGGTAGAAATGATCGGGAATGTCGTAGTTTCGCAGCATGACGAACGGGTGCCCGTATGCGTACGGCATTGCCACGGGGTCCACAAGGAACTCATCAGCACCGTCGGCATACACAGACAACGTGTTGTCCATGATGTCGTAGTATTCCCAGAGGACGACTTGGTCTTCCAGATACTGAACTTTGTCGTCGTTCGGGTTCTCATTGTAGATGTCACGGCTGTAGTTCGCCGTCAGCTTCTTGCGAGCTGACGGCTTGTAGCGCCGATCCTTCTCTACTTCCTCTAGTGGCCGCACAATCCGCTGTGCGATCCAACGTGCGTCTTCCATGCAGGTAGCTGCAGGGTCGACGTAAACGTCATAGACACTAATTCGTTCTACAAACGGCTGATCTTCAACAATCCGCATTTCTGTAGAAGGAATGCTGGCAACGATGTCGTCATACGACGGCGGTTCGACGCCTTCCATGAAACTTTCAATAGCAATCTGATCAATCTCGTTCATGGCCGAGTTGATCATTTCTTCTCGGGCTAGTTCCCCGATGCTTTGTTCTTGCTCTACGAACTTCCAACCCACCTTGAGCCAGCCGTGACCGAAGACCAGAAAGTCTTTGACGGCACGACGGAACGGGGTGCGGAAGTCGTGGTGTTTCCACAGGTGGTTAACCACGGCTTCTACGAACATGGCCCGTTTGGAGTCTTCAGGCTTGTTGGCCTGCACGACAACCTTCGGGTAGTTGACAGCTACGGAAGGCGCAATGACGTTGATTGTTGAAAACGCAAGGTTTACGGCGATCAGGTCGCCGCTGTTTTGCATGTATTCAGGGAAGTGCTGTCCACGGTACAGGTCCGCTAAGCGCATCCAGTTGTCGTCAAATTGTTCGTCTTGACGCCAACGTTGGCACTTTTCGAGCCTGTCTTGGTACTGCTCCAACCTGTCACGGCGCGACTTCCGAGCCATGTCAAACCCTCTCTATGTTGCGCCCCTGAGCTTGGGCTTCTGCAACCACCTTCGCTTCACGTTCACGACTCGTCAGGTGCTGCTCATCGGCAGGAAGCATCGCCCGAAAGCCACGCCCAGTTGACACCTGCAAAGAGTTCAACCGCACCCAACGCTCGTAAATCTCGTCAAGCTCAGACTTGGAGATGGCTTCGCCCTTCTCCCGTCGCATATGTTCGCAAAACTCGTCATACGACGAGTTCTTTGGAATGATCGCCATTATCAGGCGTCGTTACCAGCAGCGTCGAAAGAAGCAGCGCGCTCCACCGAACCCGTCGGACCGTGCTGGATCTCAGGGGTGCTGCGAGGCGTAATGCCCTCGCCACGTTCACCAGTCTGACCAGCGTACTTCGGGTCCGAAGTGCGGTAAGAACCATGGTTCGGGCTACCAGCAGCGTCGCCAATCGGGTTAGCAACGACAGACTTGCCACGAGCCATCGTGTTGTTGCCACCACCAACATCGGTGGTGCCGTTCGTGTGTGAAACAAACTTAGCCATGAGTAATACTCCTAAAGGTACCTAATAAGATGTTGAACGTGTCCCACGGACGTTATTTCGACCGATACGCATCGACGGCGTAGTCGGTTCGTTCGTTGCTAAACGCATAAACCAGTTCCACGTCCAGTAGTCATCGTCGTCTTCAACATACTCTGGTTCGTAAGCGTACTTACGCATCTGGTTTGCTAACGCCAACGCCATCACACGGTCGTCGTACGGCGACCCAGACATACCGCCCCGTTCGTTACGCACAAACGTCCGCAACTCAGCCAACGTATGACGGTCATAGATCGTCAACTCAAAGTTCCGCAACGCAGACGACAACTCGTCAATCATCAACGGCTTCGACGTTCGGGTGGTCTTCCACCCGAACTCTTGACCCACCGTGTTCGTCACACTGTTCAACTGGCGACGACGGTACAACTTCGGATACCCCAAATGCCGCAACTCAGTAATCGTCGTCAAACCGTGGTTGTTCGACTCCACGCAGCACAAAGCGTCCCGATACCACAAACCCAACGCATACACTTCCTCAGCCAGCAAGTCGGGGGCAATGTGGCCGTGCCAAATAGCGCACTGCTCACCAGTNNCCCATAACGTAGGCGTGGTTCATCTCTGGGTACTGCCAAACTTCAAGACTCATGCGACTCTGAACTCCACAACGTTCTCATGACGCCACATATCGCCCTTTTCGCCGTAACAAACCTGCGATTCCAACTGATCCAGCACATCCAGATCAAAAACAGGGTTACCTGACTTCACAAACGCCTCTTCAGGCGTTGACGGGTACTCCTGAGCCAACTGCCACGGCAACATCGACTCACGTTTGTCCTGATACCACGCATCTCCACGGTCTTCAGTCGCAGACCACGGAAAAAACATCGGCGCAAACTTGTTCGTACCTGCCGTAGCGCCCACCCAAAGCTGATGGTAGAAGTTACCCGAGCCGTTAGCGGTCGACAGGCCGATGATTCGGCCACCAATATCGGCCACAGGCTCAATCGACGCCCAAGCATCCTCAGGATTCGGCAAGAACGCCCATTCGTCAACAACAATCAGCGACGCAGACTCGCCACGGGCAGGGTCAGACGCCGACGGCATCGACGTAATCTGCGAACCGTTATCAAAAGCCATCCGCTGCTGATGCTCAACCAGCGAACGAGGCCCCCGCTCAACCATCCAATCAGGCAAATGCTTCTGCCCATACTTCGTCTTCTTCAACAACAGCACCGATTCACGCTCCGTACGAGACAAATCGATGATGTTCTGGTCAGAATGGAAGTACGCCAGCCAGAACTGGTGCGCTGCAACCAGCGTAGACCACCCAATCTGGCGGGCTTTCAACGTCAAACTGTACCGTTCTTTCGCCCATTCCTTCAGAGCGAACTTCTGAGCGTCACGCAGCTCAAACAGCACACGGCCCCGAGCAGGATGAGCAATATGCCAGTAGTTCTCTAGGAAATACTGCTCGTCCTTCACGCACCGACGCCACTCAGCCTCACGCTTCAGCTCAGAAAACGAATACGCCACTACCTGTACCTGCGATTCCTACCGTGCCCATTACGGGCACGGTTCGTAGACGAATCCTCCACGCTGTACGAACCGTCGCTATTGCGCGACATATCACGCCCAGTCACTGCCAAACCCATCTTCTTCGCCGCATAACGGGCACGGCCATGATCCCGACGATACTGCTTGCGGTCCTCACGAGCGTTGTACCGCTTATCGTACTCCAACTTCTTCTTATACGACGCACGGTTCTTGCGGTAGTTCCTCGCAGACTTACGAGGGGCCGCAGCCTTTGGCGAAGCCATTACCACTTCACCCTGTCTGCCCAGTACGCAGCCGAGCACTTACCCTTCGCAATATTCTTCGCATGGCGAGCCTTGAATGACTTACGGCGCGCCTTCTCCTTAGCCGTCTTCGGTTTCTTGCCCGCACCAGACACGCCCTGCTGGCCGAATCGAATCGTCTTGATCGAACCATCTTCACACTTTGCCACCACAATATGCGACTTCGTCGGATGGTTCGGCGTACGCTTCGGCTTGTTGTAACCCGAAACGCCAGCACGCTTCAAACGAGGATCAGGTTTCTTCGCCATTACTTCCTACCTGCAGCTTTCTTCTTCTTAGCGGCCTTCTTCTTATGCAAACCATGCGAAGCATGCTGCTTCCCAGCAGCAGTAGCCTTCCGCTTCGCCCGATTTGCAGCAGCAATCTTCTTCCGACCAGCAGCCGTAGCCTTCAACTTCTTCGCCTTTGCCGCAGGCATGTACGCCTCACCCGTAGCCTTCGGACCCTGCGTAGACGGCTTCCCCGAAGCCGTCGTCCACTTCTGCTTCGTCCACTT